TCGACGGTCAGGTACGCCCGCCGAATGTCCCCTTGACGGGGGGAGAGTAGAAAACTTGCGAATAGGAAGGATCCGACCGATAACGCGGCGAGCAACCACGCCCCCGCCCGCAGGAGTGGCAAACCTGCTGTGGTTATGGGGCCGGGGTCGGGAATGCCCAGGACAGCGAGTGATTCCGTTAAGAAACCCCAGGAAATTATCGCCCCCGCGACGCCGGCGACGAGAAAAAAGAGGAGGTATAACGGCCAGGTTATCCGCGCTCCCCGACTGCTCTTCGTTTCGACCATGCGTTTAAGCCTAACCCCCGGTGGGGTAAATCCGGTCATTGCCCCATCAACAAAATTTCAACGGCGGGTTAAAATTGCGCTAATCTGTTTCTCGTTACGCCTCCATAGCTCAGTGGATAGAGCTACCGGTTTCTACCCGGTTGGTCGCGGGTTCGAATCCTGCTGGAGGCACGTTTGAAACCCCACTGCCAGGCGTTTTGCTAAGTCGGTGGGGTTTTACGTTTGTGAGACATGGTGGGTGTTATGCAGGCACCGNTGGTCGCGGGTTCGAATCCTGCTGGGGGCACGTTTGAAACCCCACTGCCAGGCATTTTGCCAAGTCGGTGGGGTTTTACGTGTGTGAGACATCGTGGGTGTTATGCAGGCGCCANGGGTTCGAATCCTGCTGGAGGCACGAAATCGCCCTACCCGCCTGCTGGTGTTTTACCTGTTCGGCGGGTGTTTTTATTGAGGCGGTAAGTCACAAGTTTTAGTTTGTTTTAGTTTGTTTTAGTTCTTTGTGTCGTGGGATTGTCGTGGGATCGTGCGATGCCCAAAGCAGGGAAGGCTGGCGCTCTGACTGTCTGGGGCGAATAGGTGTTCGACTGGAAAATGGTGGGGCATTTCGAGCACACAATCGAACATGGGTGCCATAGCGGAAGGACACAAATAGAGAAAGACCCCCGCCCGGGCTGGGTGACGCGCCGGGCGGGGGTTGGGGGTTTAAGTATTGGGAGACTGGGGTTTGAGGTCGGTGTTTGTCCAGCCGATGTAGCTGGCAACGTGTGCGGATATTCTGGGCGGGCCTGGTGGATCCGGGTAGTCATCGAGCACGTCGAAGAAGGCGGCTGCTACTCGAAGATAGGCCTCCCGCTCGTGCTGCATTTCTTCCACCTTGGCTTCCAGCACTGACACTCGGGTGGTGAGCCATTCCCGCAGTTCCTGTGATGCTTTATCTATAGCTTCGGCTTTACGCTCCAGGGCGGCTGCCTTGGCGGCGTCTTTTTCGGCATCAGCCTTGGCCCAATCCACCTCGGCCCGTAGTTCGGCCATCTTGCGGTCGGTGAAAATCTTGTACCAGGTACCAGCGGCACCAATGAGCGCCAGGCCGACGGCCTCCGTGGGGCTCACCCATTCCCAGAGCGCTGCCCAGAACCCCCGACCGACAGGGGCCACGGTAGATATGATTTTAATAAAATCTATGGGCCCCATGGTTTCGTTTCCTCCGATCTGTTTAGGAAGATAATGCTGATGCTGCGTCGATGACTGCGGCTACTAGCACTGGGTCAAGGCTGCGGATGAGCGCATCTACCGCATTCATGAGGGTGATAATGTTGTCAATCATGCCGCATGCTCACCGCCGGCGTGGGTGTTTGGGGTGATGATGGCGGCAGTGCCGGTCTCCCCTACCTTTGATGTGGCCACGGAGGTGAGCAGAGATGCGATTGCTGCGGTAGCTGCGATGCCTAGTCCTGCTGTCCAGTCCACGTGGTAGACCGCGTCTCCAACGGTGATGGTTGCGAGCAGGGCTTGGGCGAAGGTACGGAGGGCGCGGTCGGCTGCGTCGATCCAGAATATTTTAGTCCACATGATTATTTTCCTTCCTGTGTGGTTGCGTAATGGTTCTTGATGGCCTCGATGGTGGTGCCGCTTTGAGCAGCGGCCCAGGCAAGCAAGGCTTTCACGTCGGCTTGGGTTTCGCTGAGCCCGTCAACAAGTGTGTGGTATTGGCCGGTGGGGGTGGCTCCGAGTTGTGGCCAGCCTCGGCCGCCTGCGGGGTTTTTCTGTCCGTCGGGTAGGTCTTCTTGCCGGGGGCCTTGGAGTTGGGTTGCGATGTCTCGGGTGAGCTGTAGGAGCTCGTGTTGTTCGGCGTCGGTTAGTGCCATGAGAAAATCCTCCTTGGTTGGTTGGTTTGGGGGTGTTACACCCCCGTAGAAAATTGTGCGCAATTCATCGCGGTTGCCGCGGAAAGCATTGATATCCACAGCGAAACCCGCCACCAGGGCGTTGGATCCGTACTGCCAAATCCGGGGCTTTTGGTTACCTAGCGGGTAGTCCCACTGTGGGTGCGAGTTACCCGGGTAGATAAGGCTTGGCGCCCCGTGGGGGTTTTGCCCATAGGCCGCCACCCAAAGGGCCCCGAATTCATTGCTGTCTGGCTCACCGCCTGTGATCCTGCGCTCCCAGTAGGGCACGTAGGAGTACACACCGCACACCCGCACCCCAGCAGCCTCAAAGCACTGTTTAACGGCACGGACATGCTCCACCGAGAGCCCTGCCTCGGTCTCAACGTCAAGCCACATGGGGCGAATGGCGTCCCCCATCACCGCTAGTGAAGCGTTCACCTGTTCCTGGATACTGGTGCCCTCGGAAGGGTTCCGCAGGTAGTGGTAGGCGGCGGTGAGCATACCTGCGGCTTCAGCATCCTCCAGGTGGCTGCGGTAGCAGCGATCCCGGTAAGTACCATCCGTGGTGCGGATAATAGCGAAACTGACGCCTTCACGGGCTGCTTGCTGGAGGCTTATGCCATCCTGATGCTCGCTCACATCCACGCCGAACAGCGGATCGCCAAAGGACGCGGCCGCCGCCAATGCCCCACTATCCGGGTAGGGGGCGCCCGCCAGGATGCTCATGGGGTCGATACGGTCAGGGCCGGGCGGCGCCCACACAAACCGGTGAAACTCCAAGTGCAGGTGCGGTGGGAAACCCCCGTTTGTCGCGGGGTTAGGGTTGATACGAGCGATACGCTGCCCCTCCCCTACCCACTGGCCAGCCACCACCTCGGGGATCACATGCCCGTACACACTATAGCCCCCACCCACATCAGCCGGATGGTCAATTGTCACCCACTCGCCGAAACCAGCAGCCTGCCCGGCGTACTGCACAGTACCCGGCCGGATAGCGAAAACCAAGTGGTTACCACTACCACCATCACGGCCGAAATCCGTACCATAGTGGAACTCACCCCCCTCCCGCGGTCCAAAACCACTGGTCACGTAAAAGTCCGCTTCAACAGGCATCACAGTCATATTACTTTCTCCTTCTTCATTTAGATTGCGCCCATGCGAAAACCCCGGCGCGCCCAAGCGATAGGACGTTCCAGGGTTTGATGGGGGGGTTTGTTTATTGGGGCTCTTCCGGTGGTGTGGCAGGCTCCGGCGCAGGCTCAATGCGTAACCATTTACCATCAGCGCCGGGGGTCGAACAGTTCAGATGCGGGTATACGCTTCGGTAGAGGTTGCCCTCGTACTGGATGATATCGCCCTGAACGTAGCAGTTTTGCGGTTCGCTCTTGGGGTGCTGCCACTCAGGGGCGTCTTCCACATGCCGTGGGGGTTCCCGCAGCGCGTCGGGGGCGGGGATTTCCCCTAGCTCACGCAGGTGCATGACAAGCCGGGTGCGTGCTTCTTCCTGGGCTTGTAGCGTCTCCCGGCGCGGCCGCTCCTCAGCCACACACCAGCCGAGGAACTCCACCCACTCCTCCATGGTGAGGGATTGGGTACTGGTTTTAAGATCTTGCAATGACATGATGGCTGTTTCCTTTCTATTCTGCTGCTAGGTAGGTAGCGCACCCGAAGCCTCGATCGGCGCTGCTGGCATTTCCTGAAAAGCGAACTTCGACGCTGCCATTAGTAAGGACATTGCAGAAGCCAGGATAGCCGCGGTAATTAGGTACTGTGAGGAAGAAGTCTATGTCCTCTACGGGGCGAAAACCTGGGTGAACTTCACCTTTGGCCCCGGGCGGGGCGTCCCGCACATTGATGAATACCCACCGGCCTATCTTCCGTAAAGTTATATGGTCAGTCACGGAATCCACATCGGAGATACCGTTTAATTTGGCAATTTCACCATCAACATACCGCTTATTCGCAATGTCATTCGGGGAATATGGATCGGCAACTTCAGATCTTCCGGTATTGTCCCTGGTCATGATTGTAGTTTCGCCTTTATAAGCGTTAACTAAATCTGTTGCTTTATTTGGCACTCCGTTAATGGTACTTAGATTGTGGGTATGGTACTCTGGCGCCCTGGTGCTTATCTGGTCGTCAACATAGCCTTTGCTAACCGCATGCCATGATTGGGTGATTAAACCGGGATGGATATGGATTTGGCCATCGGATTTGGTCTTGACGAACCCCTCTTTAACAGAGCCCGGCTCGGCGCTAACGCTCCATGCCAAGTTGCCCGCTGTAATAATTTTAGGGTTATCGGCGGTGCCGGTGAGGTCTCCTGCTAAGCGGATTTTGCCTTGGGTTGTGGCGGTTGCCGGGGGGATAGCCGCTGCTGCTTCGGTGGCGGATTTCGCTGCCGCTTGAGCATGAGTGGCGGCTTCGGTGGCTTTCGCCCCGGCACGGCTGGCGGCGGCTGCTGCTGCTTGTTGGGATGCCACTATTTCGTGGTACATGTTGATGACGGAATCACGCTCGGCGGCGGTGAGATTCCCGGCGTTCCGTACGGCTTCGGCAAAGGTTGTGGTTTCCGGTTTCACAAGGATAGGGATTGGGAGCCCCATGGTACCGGAGTAGGCGGGGATGCAAATAGCTTCACCAGGCTCAATGGTGGTAGTGAAAGTGCCGTCAGGTTTTACCTGAATAATATCGGGGTCGGTGAGGATTACTGTGCTGCCGGTAACCCGGGTTTGGGGAGCATGGATATGCAAATGAGTGGCACCCGCAGGAATTTGGGTTACAAGCTTCAAATCGCCGGTAATAGTGGGCATGTTCTAGACGCCTTTCTTTTCGATCTCGTCTCTCAGGATTTCGTGAACACTGTATTGGGGGTAGATGGTGACGGTGAAAGACCGAACAGCTTCAGCGAAGTGGGTTGATAGCTTGGTTGTTGGATTATCCTTGTCGATCTTGAGCTCATAGGTATCGCTATACCCAGCGATAGCGTCCATTCGCACAACCATGATCGCCGTCACTCCGTTGAACCCGATATCATTTTGGTTGCGTATGGAGAATGTTATATCTCCATCGTGAACAATCTTCGCGTTTTGCCAGATCAGCGTACCTTTCGACCGGAGGTAGCCCGTCTGGGGTTGAGTAGCTATGTAATACCTGGCCAGGGTGGCAATCATAGCCAAATTTTCCACAGTCCGCTGCTTGGACTCCGCCGCTAGGTTACGTGCTATCTCATCCACCGCAGTCTTGGCTTCGGAGGCTTTCACATCGGCCACACCAGCCGCGGTTACCGCCG